CTAGCAGCTAACAACATCGTGCCTATTGCACTGAAGACACCTGCTATTGGTTAAGCATCCCGTCCGTTCATCTTCTTAATTATGGAATACGAGATTAGAGTCAACGATGCTTACGTTGAACTTATGCACAGGGCTGTCACGTTCTATTTGGACAAGTGGCCTGGTGGTGATCCAGGTGAGCAAGAAGCTCTTCTGGTACTTAAAGCTCAACTAGACAAACTGAAGCTCGAAGTTTTGTTCGACACAATGTAGAAGACGCATGCTACTAACAGTATGGAACGGGACTGTTAGATCTCCTCGGAGGTAAACATCATGGTACGTATCGCTCGTCGTTACGTGTATCGCGGTGTCGCATACACCAAGTGATTAGTTAAAGACTAACAGGGAGGTTTGAGTCCTCCCTCACTTATTGGCTTTGGCCCGTACGCGGATACCCTTAGCCGTCTAGACGGTGGGATAGACCACAAATAAAAATTGAATAACTCTGAACGTTCAGAGAGTCTATGTAAAACTCTCTATAAAAATGGCACAACAAAATTCTACCCTGACTACCGCTCTTACACAGGTAGGTCAGGCTAATCTTACCGGCGATAAGCGAGCTTTGTATTTGAAGCTCTTTTCCGGCGAGATGTTTAAAGGCTTCCAGCATAACGCGATTGCTCGCGATTTGGTGATGAAGCGTACACTGAAGAACGGCAAATCTCTTCAGTTCATCTATACTGGCCGTACCAAGGCTGAGTACCATACACCTGGCAACGCAATCCTCGGTAACACCGATGGTGCGCCCCCGGTGGCTGAGAAGACCATCACGGTTGACGACCTGCTGATTAGCTCAGCTTTCGTTTATGACCTTGATGAGACTCTTTCTCATTACGATCTGCGCTCAGAAATTTCTCGCAAAATCGGCTACGCCCTTGCAGAAAAGTATGACCGCTTGATCTTCCGCGCTATTGCTCGCGGTGCTCGTGCTGCCTCTCCTGTTAGTGCAACTAACTTTGAAGAGCCCGGTGGTACCCAGATTCGTGTTGGCGCTTCTGCTAACGAATCTGATGCATTCTCTTCCTCTGCTCTTATCGCAGCCTTCTATGACGCTGCTGCTGCAATGGATGAAAAGGGAGTCAGTTCAGACGGACGTTGCGCTGTCCTGAACCCCCGTCAGTACTACGAACTGATCCAAGCTGTTGGTACTAACGGCCTCGTAAACCGTGACGCTCAGGGCTCTGCTCTGCAAGGCGGCAACGGTGTCATCGAGATTGCTGGTATCCACATCTACAAGTCAATGAACATTCCGTTCCTTGGCAAGTACGGCACCAAGTATGCCGGCACTACTGGTCAGACTTCTCCTGGCAATACCGGTGACTTCATCGGTCCTGCCCTGGAGGATGCTTCCGGTGCCTCTACTGGCATCAACAACGACTATGGCACTGCTTCCGAATTCGGTGCTGTGTCTGCTGGCCTGATCTTCCAAAAGGAAGCAGCCGGTGTTGTCGAAGCAATCGGTCCTCAAGTACAGGTAACTTCTGGAGATGTCTCTGTCATCTACCAGGGCGATGTACTGCTCGGACGCCTCGCAATGGGCGCAGACTACATCAATCCTGCTGCAGCCGTTGAGCTGTATGTGGGTGGTACTGCACCTTCTGCATTCTGATATTTATTCATCATGGGGTCTCTTCGGAGGCCCCTTTTTTTTACCAAAAAAATTATGGCTTTTCCAACCACTAATGCTCAGGCTGAGCTACCTGCTGTAAATAAAATTCTACAGTCATGTGGTCAAGCGCCTGTGACAACCCTAGATCAAACCAACCCGGACGTTGCGATTGCCTATCAGACTTTGTTAGAAGTCTCCAGGGAAGTACAGGCGGAAGGATGGTCATTCAATAAGGAGTCTCATTATGAAATGACTCCTGATATCAATAAAGAAATTCTAATCCCAAACAACATGCTACAAATTGATGCGACAACAAACGCAGCCAATGTAGAAGTAGATGTTATTAGAAGAAACGGAAAGCTTTACGACAAAGCAAATCATACATATCAATTTGGAAATAGCATACTTTGCGACATTATTTGGCTATTTGATTACGTTGACCTACCAGTACCAATTGCCGATTTTATTTCCAGCAGAGCTGCAACTATTACTTCCAGTAGGTTGGTAGGAGATCCTAATCAATATCAAATCCTTCAGCAAAAGGAATCATTCAACAGAGCAATGGCAATGGAGTATGAGTGCAATCAAGGTGACTACACATTCTTTGGACACCCTGGTGAAACAAACTCGTATGTCGGATACAAACCATACAACGCTATCTATCGATAAATGGCAGCAGTAACTCAACGGATCTCTAACTATCTAGGCGGAGTATCAAAACAATCAGACGACAAAATGCTTCCCGGTCAAGTTCGTGAGTGCTTTAACGGATTCCCCGACGCCACCTATGGCCTAACAAAAAGACCTGGATTTGAACACATATCTAATCTAACTGCAGCAACATCACTTGATGAGGCTAAATGGTTCTATATCAACAGAGATGATGATGAAATTTATGTAGGCTGTATAACAAAAGCAGACAACGTTTCATCTCCTACTGTTCCATCAAGTATCTATGTATGGAATGCAGTCAGTGGAGTAGCTACAACAGTCACTTATTCAGGCACTGCTCAAAGTTATCTAACGGGAATAAGGACTGACTATGAATTGCTTACTGTCCAAGATACGACCATTGTCGTAAACAAGAAAAAAGCAATTGATAAAAAAGCTGCAGTTTCTTATAACGACAAGAAAGCAACTATCAATCTGACCAGTGCTGTACCAAGCGTAGAGTACAAGGTTGTCCTGCAAGGTATAAATACTACCATCACATCTCATGGTAGTGATTTTACATTTGATGATATCTTAGAAGACAAGAATGGCCACAATTTAAAAACTGCACTTGAAGACCAGATTTCAGCTCAGAAGACAGCAAGTAATGCAGACTTCAGTGGCACCTGGACTGTTACAAGAACGGGTAAATCAACACTATCCATTGAACGAGTTGTAAGTGGTAATCCGGCAGCTTTTACTATCAGTGCTCAAGGTGGTGTCGCTAATACAGCTTTGGTTGCTTTTGTAGATGAGGTATCAAGTATCGATCTACTTCCTGCAGAATCATTCCATAACCATAAAGTAAAAATTATCAACACTGGATCTAGCGTAGATGATTACTACGTTGATTTTATAGCTGATGATGGAACCAGTGGTAGAGGATATTGGAAAGAGTCGATTGCATTTAACGTATCGCCAGGTCTAGAAGATGCAACCATGCCACACGAGCTGGTAAATACTGGACTAAATACATTTACATTTAAACAGATAAACTACGACGACAGGGTTGTTGGTGACGATGTAACAAACGCTCACCCTTCATTTGTCAGTCCAGATGTAAGTACAGATGCTAGATACATTACGGGTGCATTCTTCCAAAACAATCGTTTGGGATTTTTGTCCAAAGATAATGTGATAATGAGTAGGACAGGTGAGTTTCATAACTTCTATTTTGAAACAGCCCAGACGACACTTGAAACTGACCCTATTGATATCAACTGCTCTTCAATCTTACCAACAACACTAACGGCTGTTCTACCTACAGCTCAGGGTGTGATTCTGTTTTCACCGCGACAGCAGTTCATCATGTTTTCTGACAGTGGTGTGCTTACTCCATTTGCTGCAACAATCAGAGCTATCTCAAACTATGAGATGGACAGCAATGTAAAACCTGTTGACGTTGGCACAAACATCAATTTCATCAGCAAGACTCCCTCATATACAAGGGTGTTCAGCATGGTTACTAAAGGCCAACAACAGAACCCTCAGGTTTTGGATTTGTCCCGAGTAGTGAAGGAATGGATTTCATCAAATGTAGATCTTCTTGTTTCAAGTCCACAAAACTCGCTGATTGCACTATCCAGTCAACAGAGTAAAGATATTTATATCTATAGATACTACAATAATGGCGAAAATAATCTGATGGAAGCATGGTCTAGTTGGACAATGCCAGGTACTACGCAGTTTACACACATCGATACTGATGATATGTATGCTGTTACTAAACAGGCTGGCCAAGTAACTCTATTAAAAGCTGCGTTAAGTCAGAGTCCAGAACAAGCAATTATTGTAAACAACACAGGACAGCGAGTTAATCCAGCAATGGATTTATACAGAGTTGCAAGTAGTGTTGTATATGACTCTGCGAACAAGCTATCAAAATGTTATCTCCCTTATAATGATGTACCTGAATTGACACCTGTAATCGTCATTGCAGGTAACACTCAGACAGGACAGTTTGTGGAATCAGGTTTTACCATTACACCGGAAAGAGGAAGCGACGGAACTGGACCATACTTTATCGTTCCAAGTAAAAACCTAACAAGCAATGCGTCTGATGTCATTGTAGGATTTAAATATAGTTTTGATGTACATCTTCCAACAACTTATTATCGGCCCGACCCTAAAATAACTGACTACACTGCATACTTAACTGTAGGAAGAATGAAATTTTCAGTTGGTTTGTCAGGTGTTATGAGCTTCAAGGTAAAGCAGAAAGGTAGATTACCTTACAGCATTTCCTTTACTGGTGACGGCACAACAACTGCGTTTCCATTCAACAAAAAGACTGACTTAGATTATCAATCAAAGGATGATGTAAAAGTAACTGTAAATGGAATTGTAACTAGTGCATACTCATTCACGAATGCAAGTACGATTACATTTTCAACTGCTCCGGCAGCAAATGCAGTGATCAACTTTTCAGTTGATGAGTGGTTCACGACAAACCCAGTCAATGAAGCTAATGACTATTTAGCTAATGATGTACCACTAGACAACGAGACAGTATTTACTGTACCCATTCATCAAAGAACGGAGAATTTTAAAATCAAAATGTTTAATAACACGCCATTCCCCGTTGCAGTTAACGCAATGATGTGGGAAGGAAATTATACACCAAGATTCTACGGGAGGCAGCTCTAATGCCCTTTTTTGTTGCCGCAGGCGTCACCGCGGTATCCGCCGGCTTAAGTTTCTTTGGAGCACAAAGCAGTAATGATAAAGCAAAAAAAGATAATGATGACCTTAAAGATTATAACAAAGAAGTAGATAAGTTTAATTGGAAAGAGAGTGAGCGTAAATACAAATATCAAGTACAAGCGCAGCAAATAGCGAAGCAGAATAACGCTAATAATATTGCTTATCAAGAAGCTAATCTGAAACAAAGTTTTCAAAACTCCGTTAAAATACGGAACTTTGAAGAACGTCAAGCAATGCGGACTTATAACAAGTCAGTTAGCAATACTGCAAAGCAACTTGATTTCAATCAATTAGCTTATACAAATGCGTTAGCACAGCAGAATAGAGCCTACTATGAAACGCAAGTAGGCTTGATGCTAGATGAAAATAACTCATTAATGGAGTATTTGTCAGCATCAACCGGTATAGATCTAAAAGAATCTGCGGCTAAACAAAAGGCTGCGTTTGATAGCGCCCGTAACCTACAAGGTTTCCAAGGAAGTACAGCAAAGCTTGGGATCAAAAGACAGGCACTAAGAGCTGAAGGGATGGATAAAACCAACCAAACCATCCTAGCTGGATTAAAAGAATCAGCAAAGATAAGTGCATCAGGTGGTCAGGGTAGAAGTGCGACGAGAGCCGCTATGGGTGTATTAGCCGAGTCTGGAGCTAGACAAGCTGCTATTGCATCACAGCTTATGTTTCAAGAGGATGAGATTGCAGTTGACCTAGAAGCACTAGAGCAAGAATTTATTTTAGATCAAACAATCGTCGCTGCAACGAAAGAGAATACATTGATGGGTCTTAATATTGAATCGTCATTGCTTGATGCACGGCGAAAGCTTGAAAGAACAGGGGAGAAAGCTACTAGAAGTAACGTTGCAGCTAGAAATAAGTTTGTAAAAAAACAAATTCTGCAAGCTAAGAAACAAGCTGATATGGAGGCAAAGGCACGAATGCTTTTGAAACCAGAAGCATTGCCACCAATTCCAAAACCATATCAACTTCCTAGACCTAAGTATCAAGCTATTTACAAACCTAAAAAGCCGCCTAAGACGTATTCGGGATCACCTGCATACACGAATCCATGGATGGCTGGTCTTCAAAGCATTACGTCGTCTGCCCCAGGAGTTATACAAGCATTTAATCAACAGAATAATATGAATATGGGTAACCCAGGAGGGACTTGATGGCATACAAACAAATGGCTTCCGAAGGAAGTTTTAGTGGCTTTCAATTGAAGGCTCCTGATGAAGTAGCTAAACAACAGAGAGAGACACAGCGACAAGTAAGTGCTCTCAAAGAGAATGCAACAATTGAAGCGCGAAACAGAGAAATTTATCTGAGAGCGCAGGAGTTTGCCCAAGGTGTCGAACTGGACAGCATGGAGCGAAACTTTGACTTCGAGACTGAAAATAGACAAGAGTTTATTGACAGAAAGAAGGAAAACATGCAGACTCTTCTTGCTGAGAATGAGCGAAAGGGTCAGGAAAGAGCAGAATTATATAAATCACTGGGTGGTTTAGCTAAGGGTGCACTTGAAACTTACAACGTTATTCAAGAGCAGAACAAACAAAACCGCATGAATGCTGCCAGCGCTGAGATCGCGACAACTGGCATAACCATGAAACAGATGCAGCTTTTAACCGGGCTTGACCGGAATCTGACACAGGCTGCATTACTGGAGAGTGAGAAGGTTCAAGCTATCATTGGTTCAGATGCTCCTGATGAAGTAAAGCAAGCGCTTTTCAACATCTACAGGAATTCCGGTTCTTATGAGTATGTAAACAACAAAACTCTAATACAAAATACTGCTTATGCCTACAGTTCAGCAGTAAGTGATTTTAATGATAATTATCTACAGGAGAATCCTGACTCGACGGTTGAAGAGAGGCTTGAAGCATACAGAGATTTCGATAGAGATTGGCGAGTACAGTCAAGCAGCATAAATGGAAGAAGGATACGTCATGAGATGCTGGCTGCAAATCGTGACCCAGTTATCAATAGAGAACGCACTAGAGTTGAAGCTAGATTTCAAGCAGAAAGAGCTGAAAACACTAAGGAGCAAATCGAAAATGATAGGCAGGTTCACTTAGGAACTATTTGGCAAAGTGATGGTGGCAGAAATTTTGCAGGACTTGAAAGTTATCTCAAAGACACAAGATCTGCAGCGGCTAGAAGCGGACTAACAACTTGGGCCATCAATTCAGCAAAGAGCACAGCTGATGGCAGCATGACAGTTGATGATTTGCAGACTCTGCTAAATCTACGAATGACTGGAATGCCAGGCAATCCTAGGTTTGAAGATCAATTTCCTGAAGAAGCTGCACAAGTCACAGCAGCTATCAGACAAATTAAAAACCAGAATAGAACGGATAGTAACAATAGACTTAGAGATCAACAGGAACTACAAGAATTTGAAGTTCGTGAAATGATTGCTAGTTTTTATCAAGATGCAGAGACACCTGGAATTTTGACAAAGCAAGAGCTTGAAAAGGCTGAAATCCTTGCACAGCAATTAGATCCTAGTAGAGAATTTAGGGTTATAACACAAGCCAAAAAGATGACTAGGTATGCTCAAGCCAAAGAAGAAGTAGATGAAACCTTGACAAAGTTGAGATCACAAGGAAATCTGACTACTGAAAGGGTGCTTGAAATGAATTTGCCAGAGGAAATAGAAACCTTCTGGTTAAGTCAAGCTAAGCAAATCACTGACTTTAGAAACGGTCCAAAGGCTCAGCAATTTGATAGGGAAATTTTGACCTTATTGAAGAGTCCAACACAAATCAAAGTGAATCCAAACGGTGATGCAAAGAATGTCAGCGTACTCACTATGGCTGGACATTATACGCGCTTGAGAAATACAAGATATGCGACACTTATATCAGAGGGTATGAGTCCTACGGCTGCAGCTGATGCCGCAACTGCTGAGACACTCACAAAGGTACGGGAGATGATAGCAGCGGACGGAAGTATTGATAGTGCTTCTGGATATACAGGTGCTGCCAAAATAGATCAAAATAGGAAAGATGAAGCCAAGGCTCTTCTGAACAGAACAGCAGCAGTAAGAGAGTTTAGGTCTCTCCCTGCAACCGATCAACATCCACAAGATATTGTTGCAGCTCTAGATCAAAACAAATACAAAGCATACATCGCACAAATGCAAAGTGGTAGTCCTATTCCACAAGAAGTAAGGGCACATGCAGAGATTATGAGATTAACACCTCTTGAATGGGTTAACTATATTGCACCTGCATTGCAAGTGGAACCAATTACATTGCCCGATGAACTAAAGGATTGGGAAACATATCTGAATGAAGTAGAACCAGAAACCAGAGCTCTATTTACTCTCAACCCAACTGACGAAAGGATAAAACGTGCTATAGCAATTAAGGCATCCAATGAAGGAAATCCTCAACCCCAACCGGTAAGAGACGCATTCTTAACCTATGAAGGCAACGAGCGAAGCTACATAGATGCAGGTAACGCTTTCCAAGGTTCTGATGGAGAAGGACCGGCTGGATTCCGCGTCAGAGAACATGTTGATTTTGGTGGTGTAGCACCTGGAGTACACAGTGCAGACGGGTTCCATCCATTTAACGAGGCATTTGACATTACTCACTGGACTAATGCTGATGGTTCCGACCCTGGTCGTGCAGAGTCTATTAGAAGAACTGGTGTATTGAAAGATTACATGAGAAGCATTGGTGCATTTAAAGAGATTCTAGGACCCGCTTCACCTAACTCTCCTGCTGACCGTAATCATGAATCACACCTTCACGTTGGTGGTCTAATTAGACCGTTAACACCTGAAGAAATGGCAACTATTCAAAGTATTGCTGAAGGAAGCTCTTATTAAATTAAATGGAAAATGATGAACAGCTATTAGGGGGTACGCTCCCTGAGCTGACTGAAGAAGAAAAACTTCAGTTATTGGCAGAACAACAACAAGTAGACCAGCAAACAGAATTCTTTTCTCCTGAAACTACGGAATCAGAAGTAAATACAGAACCTGTCGCAGGTACTGATGAACCTCAGCCAGGGATGGTGGAGATTGGTGGTGAGTATTATCCAGAAGAGGATACTGAGATTGTAAAAGGTATCTTTGGTAATGAGACAAGAATGCTCACCAAAGATGCCTACAAAGAGAAACTGGCTGAGGAACGGGAAGAAAGACCTGAGCAAATGGGGCAGGCATTAGATACATTCCAGAATCGAATGTCAGCTCCAGGCATGGGTGTAATAGATTTCGGTACAGATTTACTCAACCTTACTCCTGGTGTAAATATCCCAAAAGTCCCTAAATATGAAGAGGAAATCACACAAAGTATTCGCGAAATATCGTCAATTTTGATTCCTACAATGACAGGAACTGCTGCGCTTACTGGTGCAGCCACGGGCTCAAAACTTGTACAAGGCAGTAGGCTTCTGTCAAACCCACTGACACAATGGTTAGGTAAGACAGGTGCAGCAGCTGGTGTTGGTGTAGGTGTTGATTACACAGTTCAATTCAACCAAACAGACGACAACCTGACAGGAATGCTGAAGAAGACCTGGCCTCGCACATGGGGTTGGCTTCCAGACGACCTTGCAACATTGGACGGCGATGAGCCAGATGTCATCAGAAGGAAGAATGTAGAAGAAGGTATGTATTTAGGTGTAGGTAGTGATGCCCTTATGGGTTTCACAAAGCTAGTACGAGGAATCAGGGGCATTGTCGATGCAACTAAGTACGTTCCTGAAAGTGAAAAAGCAGGAAAATGGCTTGCCGATAACGTTGTACTTGACGCTACACCAGAAGAGATACTGACTAGAAACGCTGCTAAACGTACAGAAGCATTAGATGAAATTGGTGCATACAATTTCAGTAAAAGTGTTGATGTAGATAAACCGATTTTTGGTTATCACGACAGCTACGGATATCAGGAAATTGGTATCAGGACCGTTGATGATCTTGGAATTGTAAGTGCCTCAGTCCATGCAGCCCGTATTGCCACTAATGATGGTGTTATCGGCGGACGTGTGGGCAGTGTTATGTCAGAAGGTGCGCTGAAATTTGCTAATGAAAGCGGTACTAATGGACGGATGGTACTGAGAGGTTTAGGTGAGCAACTAAAAGAAGCAGATGCTTATGGATACGCGACTGCTCCAGGGAAATATCTATCTTCTGTTGAGATCAAATCTATTGGAGATGACATTGCAGAAAATTTTGCTGGCATGAATGTTGGCGAAATGCAGGAATATATCAAGAGATTCCAAACTGGTGTTGATGCAGACTCAGGAGTAGCAACACTGAGCTCTGAAGGTTATGCCGGTGTCATGGGTGCCATCAAGAAATACATGGATGATTTCATGAACATGGATGACCTAAGAGCAGTGGGATATGTATCAGAATCATTCGGTGGACAAGTTAGTGATTTTGCTCAGGGTGTCCGTCTAGCTGAAGGTAATGCATCAGTAACCAGAGCACAAGAGATGATCCTTGACCGTCTTGAATTTTTGATGGCACATAAGGGCATAACTACTTACTCACGAGGTAGAGCACTAAACATGGTGAACCTATGGGACAGGATGACTCTTAAAGGTAGTAAGGCAGCAGACAGAGCGGAGTATAAGCGTCTAAAGAATTTAATTAAGGATGAATCAAATGAAACTCTTGCAGCAATGGAACGTTTGAAGCAAGAGGCACGCCAAGTTACAGATAATCTGAGGCAAATCAACAAAGAGAATCCTGAGATGCTTGCGCCTCTGATGATTGCTTATGAGCTTACAGATGGCAACGTAAAAACAATCACTGCTCTCAACAAGTATATGAGAGCATCAACTGGCGTCTTTAGTAAAGCAATTATTGATAGGACTCCAGAGATCCCTTCAGTAGTTATGCAAGGTTTCTATGCAAACCTATATAACTCAACACTAAGTGCATTTGGTACTTTAGGCAAAGCTGGTATCTCTGGTTCACACCTACTTATTGAAAAACCTCTACGTACCTTTGCAGGTGCGGCAAGGAATCAAGACTGGAAACAGATGAGAAGAGGTTGGTATCAGTTCAATAATGGCTTCCGGTCCATTCAAAAAGGATTGGAGTTTGCTGGACAGATATACAAAAGGTCTGGTTTAGATCCTGATGTAGTTCCACGTAGAGAAAACATTGCTGCAGCCAATCCAAGGCAGGTTGAACTAATAAACGCATTTGCAGATGCCAAAGCTAAGAAGGGTGAATATGGCCCGCAAGTAATGGCAGAAATCGTCAATGACAATCTTGCACTTGCTAAGCATCCTTGGCTGAGATTAGGCGTAAGAGGTATGCAAGCACAAGATGGCTTTGTACAGTCAATGATTGCAAGTTTTGAATCTAGGGGACGTATCTTTGATGAGTTAACTGATGGTGGTCAAAATGCATTTGATGCCGGTAAGGCAGCAGAACTAGAAGAAAAAGCATACTTAGATATGTTTGATGAAGATGGTCTGATTAAAGATAAAGCCGTGCTGGCAGCAGCAGGTGAAATCTCTATGAACATCGATAACAAGGCTAACCGTGCTTTGTCAGACATGATTAGGCAGCTTCCTGTATTAAAACCGTTCCTTCTATTTACAAAGACACCAATCAATGAATTGGCATTGTCAGCTTCATATAACCCTGCTGGCTTCTTTGTTAAAGAGTTTAATGAATTCAAACTTCCGTTTGATGAAATGCCATTTGAAGAAGCAGAGCAACTACTTGCAAACAGGGGTGTTAAGGCAAGTGATGGTATCGACTTACGTATGAAATATAACGAGATTAGAGATGACATCATGGGCCGGAAAGCACTCGGTACATTGATGGTCGGTTCAACTGTTGGACTACTAATGACTGACAGGATTACTGGCTATGGTCTCTACAATCGACAGAAGCAAAAAGTACGTGATGATGTAGGTAAGAAGAGATTGAGTATTACAGGTTTGGATGGTAAGCAACATAGCTATGACGGATTAGGACCGATTACAAACTGGGTAGGTTTAATCGCGACTATTGGAGAAAACTTCGACATGCTCACACCAGATGAGATTGGAGAAAATCTTAAAATCCTTAGCTTTATTGCAGCGACAAGCTTCACCGAAAAATCAATGCTTACTAGCCTGCAGCCTTTCCTTGACGTAGTACGTGGAGATGCAGGTGCAATTAACAAATGGGGTGCAAGTTTTATTAGCTCTGCGTCTATTCGTGGATCAAGTCAGCTTGCAGAACTTGGAAGATTGATGGATCCAGGAGTAAAAGAAGTTGAGCAGAATATTGCTGATCTTGTAAGAAACAGATTGCCAGGATTAAAGAGTACTCTCGCTAAAGAATATGATTACATTGATGGTGGTGAGGTAGGTGTACCTGACAACTTCCTAACACGTCTACGTAATACATACACACCATTTAAGGTAAGCGATTCAATTAGTGATCGAAAGCAATTTCTCATTGACATTGAATATGATGCTACGCCTACGCTTAGTACTGATGGTAGAGGCAATGACCTAACTAATAGGGAACGTGCTGCTATTAAGAATAAGATGGGTGAGCGCGGATATTTTAGAGATGCCATCGATCGTGTGATGACAGGAACTAAGGCAAAAGAATTCAGAAGGAGATATAAAGAGGCTAAGGCTAAAAATCTACGCCCTGACCTATCAACATTTGAAAACGTACACTACGAGTTAGACGTGGCTTTAAGAGAGGCGATGACAACAGCTATGGCTGAAACATCGAACTTTGACTCCATCCAACAACGTAGATATGTTCAAGATGTTGTTGGAGAATATCTACGTTCTGGAAAACAAGATGAGGCAGAACGCTTCCTAGATGAAATGGAAAAACTAAAGTAAACTTATTACAAACTAAGCAATGGCTACAACCCAAAATAATTACACGGGTAACGGCTCCACTACCAATTACTCATTTACATTCCCATATATTGAACAGACTGACGTCAAAGTACTTCTTGACGGAACACCATCAACTGCATTTACACTTGCCAACGCTACCACTGTAAGTTTCAGTACTGCTCCAGGTAACGGAGTCAGTATTATTATCTTTAGAGATACTGCTAATGATGAAAGAGCCGCAACATTTTTTGCTGGCTCTGCTATCAAAGCAGAAGATCTAAATCTGAATTTTGACCAGGCACAGTTTGTATCACAGGAAACTGAGAACAACTCAATGAATTCGTTGGGTTCAACGATGACTGGTCAGCTCAATATGAGCAATCAGAAAATCGTCAGCCTTGGTACGCCCACTGCAGCTACTGATGCAAGCACTAGGGGCTACGTTGATACTCTCCTTGGTACTAACACGGCTGAGGCAGCGGCTGCTGCAGCTTCCGAGGCAGCGGCTGCAACATCAGAAGGCAACGCAGCTACGTCTGAAACAAACGCTGCTAATTCAGCTTCGGCTGCTGCTACTAGTGCAACTAATGCAGCTACGTCTGCAACCAGCGCCTCAGGTGACAAGGATGCTGCAAATTTATCTTATTTAGACGCACTTGCGTCGGCAACTAACGCTGCTACATCTGAAACTAACGCAGCAACTTCAGAGACAAACGCAGCTACTAGTGCAACTAATGCAGCTACTAGCGCATCCAATGCATCTACATCTGAAACAAACGCAGCTACCAGTGCAACGAGCGCATCTACCAGTGCAACATCTGCTGCATCATCTGCAGCTTCTGCACTAGCAGCCTTTGACAATTTTGATGATGTCTATTTAGGCCCTAAAGCAAGTGCTCCCACCACAGACAATGACGGTGATGCACTGACAGGCGGAGACTTGTATTACGACACGACTAATTCAGTCATGAAGTTGTATACAGGATCTGCTTGGGTATCTGCTTACGTCCCTGGTGATGCTACTGGCATCCTAAATAATGCAAGCGGTAATCTAACATCTACAGTTGTTCAGGACTCACTTGAGGAGTTGCAAGGTGATATTGATAATATCAATTCCCATGTTATCCACAATGATACTAGCATTGTATTTAAGCCCAATACCTATGAAACCGTAAAAATTAAGGATAATCAGATTATTCTTTCTGCAAATGACGCTCCTCCTGAAATTCGTTTCCTAGCGCAAGACAGTAGTGGCCATGCTTTTGGAGAAACAACACTTAATGACCACAAGATACTGGTAGATAGTAATGGGTTTTTTAAAATTGAAAAGCATGACAGTGATTATGATGTAACCATTTTAAAGCTTTCTGAACAAATCAGCCAAGTTAATTGTAATTCTTTTGTTATTAAAGAGGGTTCTACTGCAGACAATTTAGCCGAAGACAATAGGGTAGAAATCAACCCTAGGGCTAACGACTCCGACGTAGATAAGATGGTGATAAAATATGTTAAAGGAACTGAATATAACAGCCAACCAGTCTGGGGCGTCACCGATGAAGGAACAGTAACTCAAAGAGATTCACTGACTGTTGGTAGACAACATTCTGACGATAACACCCCTGTTCCTTACTATAGTTCTGGTAATAAGATATTATCAGTAGAAAGGGGAATGTCAGGTGACACTACAAAACGTTGTTTCTATTGGGCTGTTCTGGATGACGTAAGCAGTGATTCTGGTGATTTAAACAACATGAAAATGTATAATTCACTGAGCACTAGTACTGAACTTATTACTACTAATGATAGTAGTAGCCACCTGCGATTCGGCATCAAGATGAACGGCATGACTCAAAGCAAAAGTTCTTTTTTTGCCGGCCGTTGTGAAGGTGATTCTTCATCACCTGTTTCAGTTTACGGAGGTTCTTCTACGTGTTCTGCTTATGGTGATGGAGCTGGCGGCGTAACTTATATCAGAGGTGACAATAATCCAACGTCATCGCATATGGCCGTAAATGTCGATAACGATAACAGTGGTGGTACTAGTCCAAATAATTATGCAGGAGTTAAATTTAAAGTCAGGGCTCAAGATGGTCGTATTTACCAAGATTACGGCTCTACCTTTTCAAACGCTGACTATGCTGAATTTTTTGAATGGACGGATGGTAATACAGCTAGTGAATATAGAGCAGGACATTCTGTTGTTTTAGTTGGAGAGAAAATCCGTCTAGCTACTGATGATGATAAGCAAGAAGATATTATCGGTATTGTTTCTCCTGCACCAGGTATCGTAGGTGATTCTGCATGTAATCATTGGGACCGTGCATATCAAAAGGATCAGTTTGGCAAAGAAATCATGACACCTGTTAAGGTGTATAAATGGAATCCAGAACGTGATAACTGGCAACCCAAAACAGAACGTGAAGCCATTAATGCACGAGAAGGCTGTGAGGTTTCTAAATTTGAAGAACGTATTGCAAATGGTACTATCCCTCCATGGGTACGTGATGTTGTTTATGAAATCACTGACTATAGGAGGACTAAAAACACTGATTGGGATCGTTCTAAAGAATACATTCCACGCGAAGACCGTCCTGAATGGGATGCCATTGGTCTTGTAGGAAAGCTATGGCTTAAGCCTGGTCAACCAACTGGTGATCGATGGAAGCGACTAAAGGTTGATTCTGAAACTAAGAACGAACTTTGGCTTGTACGCTAATTAACTATTTAAAATTATGATTACACTTATTCGCCCACTACTATTTACATTTCTGCAATCTGATCGAGTTAAGAGCTTGATTGTTGAGATGCTGGAAAAGCTTGCTGAGTCAACCGATAACGATATCGACGACAAGGCAGTTGAGTTTGTACGTAACGGTCTTTTCCCGGCTAAGTAATGGAATGGGGAGAACCACCGTTACTCCCCTCTGTAACGCTTCCTGAGCCGCCTAAACTGCCTGGTCCTGTACTTGATATACCGCAGGCAGATATACCGTCTTATACGCCCTTAGTGGTGCCACCTAGCGACCTTAGACCTCCTCCTGGAGTTAAACCTAGCGGTCAACCGAGTGCACCACCTAAGCCGCAGATACCTGTAGTACAACCACCACAGATACAGCCACCTGAAGTCCGAACACTGGATGTTCCAGGTACTGATATTGAGGTTCCTGTACCTAGCGGTGAAATTCTCGTCACTGCTGCCACAACAGCATTCGTATCAGTTGCTGCCACCTTATCTGCTACTGCATTATTTAAATACCTAGTCACTTTATTAAAGCCTGTATTTAAGCAAGCATGGAGCAAGATAACCAAAAAAAAAGTGAGTTCATAAAATTCATTGTCCTTGTCTGGTCTGCAGGTCTTTTGACAGCAAGTTATGCAGGGTGGATGGAGAAAATGGACCCTACTTATGTCGCTTCAATTCTTAGCGGCACACTGGCAACCTTTTCAATTACAAGAGAAAAGAACAAATGAAAGCAATTCTAGTCTCACTGATGCTGGCTACACCTGTGTCGGCACAGACAGTTACTCCTAAATTTACACAAGGGAGTATGCAATCAAATACCACTACTACCACCAATATCACCAGGACTATTGACCAGGAGGTACTTGGTGGCGCATATTCATCATGGTCAGGAACGAACGTAACTCCAAGCGGAGCTATTGGAGACGCAGCTACAACTTACTCGGTAACAACACCTGGAGATCAGTTTCAGCTGGAAATCACGGAGCGAGCAGCGGGAATTATCGAAAACATCGACATCACAGAAACCGTTACTCAAACTTCTACCACTACCTCATTGTCTGTCTTCTCTCAGTAAGTCCAGCTTACGCAGAAGATGCTCCAGAGGTTTACAACACATCTAATCCAGTGGCAGCAGCTACTGGCAACGTAACTAACCAAGCCGTTCAGTTTCAGAACAACGGTGCACCGTCCAGACAGTATTTCCACGGAAACAACTCCTGTAACGGCACCACCTTGTCATTCAGTCCCTTTTACATGGGGAATGACACAACTCCTATGGAGCCTTCCGGTTATGTCAAAGGAAACAACTGGGGAGCACAGCTTAGTCTTTCTGTACCGCTTGACGGCGGCATGGTTGAAACGTGTAAGCAGATAGCAAGACGACATGAACAAAAGATGCGTCTTGACTATGAATTAGTTCGCGCATTGAAGTGCACGGAAATAATGAAAAGCGGCTTTACGTTTCGCCCTGGCAGCCGTGTATCGGTCTTATGTCAGGACATCGTGCCGATTGTATTAATCGACAAACGAGATCTCAACTGGTAATGCTAGAAGCACTAGTAACTGCTGTAATCGCCTGCATTGCGGGCGGTGCAGCTTTAAACAACAGACTACACAACAGAATAGGAAATGTACACGACCGTATTAGCGGTCTAGACCGTCGTATTGACACTTTAGAGCTAACAGTAGCTCAAGAATATGTATCTAAAACTGATCTATCTGCCTTAGTAAGCAGGATGGAAGATCACATGATTCGTATTGAAAACAAATTAGATCAAATCGTATTAAGGAATAGCTAATGCATTACGGAAAGCCACATAACCCAAGCCGTTTAGATGGCCCTGAAGAGCGTAAAAAGGATAGGCCAAAAGGTCCAGTTCCTGGTGGTGGTACTAATCCATTCAGGACACCACTAGTTCACAAGAAACTCAAAAGCGAACAACCCGGTCAAAACGTATAACTATGGCAGCTCAAAAAAAGTATCGTGTTGCTGATCCTGGTCCTGGATATCGACCACGCCCTGGCAGTGATGCTGGTGGAATTAGATGGAGACTCGGTGAACCTAAACCTGAAAACGCTCCTGCACCACAACCACCAGTCCGCAGGGCTAAAAAACATAACCCAGTCAAAGGGGAACGCAAAAACTACAACGTATAACGTATGACATACCAACTAGTAGACAACATTCGCGGCGTAGTGCTGCAAGAGTTTGAATCTAAAGAACTTGCTGAAAAGGCACTCGAACGCCAGAACGTTGAGGCAGATGTCTCAGTTGTAGAGCCACCAAAGCCTACTAAAAAGAAGAAGACTAATGTCAAAGAAAGCGACTGAAGACCAATTTAACGAGCTGCATAATCTGGTAACTACTGAGTTTTTAAACAGAGTTAAGTCAGGTGAAGCTACTACTCAAGACTTGAAAGCAGCTTGTGACTGGCTAGCAAAGAATGACATCAGTGGTGTCGCTATGGAAGGTAACCCATTAGCAAAACTAGCCAACATTATGCCTGAAATTGATCCCGAATTAGTGCAGAGCAGACTTTATGGCCGCCGGTAAAACGTCCACATATTACAAGAACAATCCTGAAGCTCGTAAGAAACGTCTTAAGCAACAGGCTAAGTACAACAAGACAGAAAAGGGACTAAAGATCCGAACTAAAGCTAACAAGCTAAACCGGAAACTTGGTACTTATGGCAATCGTGATGGCAAAGACGCCTCACATACAGGTCCAAACACAGGGACGTTAGAGAAACCCTCAACTAACCGACGACGACCGCGCCTAAAGATCAAGTACGCATGACCCCACTACTTCCAACTCCTGAACATTACTTATACAACCTAATAGCCATGACATCTCCAGAAGCCAAGCGCCTATGGAGGCGCAGCATCAAAGAGCACTTTGGATGCACATGTGTTTATTGCGGAATTACTTATGAATTACATCAACTCACTTTGGATCACGTACTCCCTCGCAGTAAGGGAGGTGAAGACATTTCATCGAATGTTGTACCAGCGTGTACTAAATGCAATCAGGATAAAGGAAGTGAAGATTGGCTCATTTGGATGAGACAAAAATTCGGAACAAACGACTTACGAGAACACTTAATTAACAAACATAAATGTACAAAAAGCCAGTAAAGCAAACAAAACCACGTCCTAAGAAGAAAGGGTACTGAACAACTAATTAATTACACGCCCCCGCAAGGGGGCTTTTTTTATGTCATTTCATACACCGGAAGCTCAGCGAATAAAAAAAAAAGCCATTGAGAAGATGCTCAATCAAATGGCTGAAAATATGGCACAACTAGAAGCCGGTAAAAAGATTAGCAGTTCTCAAAAACCTAAGATGTACCTTAGGATGGCTAGATTGCTTGCAGGTACAGATGATTCAGTATTTATCGATACTGTTGATGACCTACTTGCTAAAGGTGCTACCGGTGATCAAATAAAGAATAAACTACGCAATATATCTGAAAGTGTAATTCCTAAAAAGTTAAAAAGACTTGGTTCAGACAGATTGCATCATGGCGTTCCTCTAGAAGTTTTGGATCCGCTGATGAAGCAAGAGCCAGAAGTTATGCTTGAGTTCCTGCAACGTGGCGAAGCTGACGGCATCTTTTTTGGTGATAGCACGTCTAACATCGATAACTCGTTCCAAGAACAGTCCCATACGGGTGCTAGAGATAGAGCTAAAACCAGTCAAATTAACTATCCAGGTCAACTAGAGATTGAAGGTGATATACGATTCAGTGCTCACCCGCAAGGAACAAACAAAGGTCTTGACCCTAAGTTGAACCGCAAATACAAAAGTGGTTCAGAAATGTATGAGGCTATGCTTCCTACAATTATGGAAGCTCAAGGTGAACTTGAAAGAGGAATTCTTGCTGATACACCTAGAAGAAATAAAGCAAATGAACTTCTAGTAGAAGAAGGTCTTCTGTTGCCTGGAGAAGATTACTGGTCTCAAGATATGTCACCAGAACGTATCAAGGTAAACAGAACTGCACTTGAAGCACCAGAACTTGGAATGCAAGTTGCAGCAGCTCAAAACAATTACTTGATGCAAGATCCAAAACTGCTAAGGCAGCATGGTATTACAACAGCTTATATTGACGACGTTACAGCTGGAAATCAACTTAAGTTGGTAAAAGCTCGTGGTGCAATGAAATTAATACCTTTACTTGGTTTGGCTGGAACTGCAGCAGCAGTTGTTCCTAACGTTGCACGAGCACAAGAAGCTTACGCTGCTGGTAATACACAAGAAGGCAACCTATACGCTGCTAATGCAGCAGCAGAAACTGTTGGTGGTCTAGTTGGTGAAGTACCTGTTGTCGGTGACGTTTTAGTTGAGTCAGTAGCTGGCTCTGGTGTGGCTGATGGCACTTTACAAGGTGCAGCGCGTACACAAATGACGCCACGAACTACTGCAGAACAAACTGCTGACAAATTATTTGATGACCCAATGAATGAATTGGAATGGGCAGCAAAAAATCCAGGTGAAGTCCTACAAAACGTCATGAATAACGATACTGTTAAATCATTGCTTAGCTTCGCAGGTGGTGGTGCCAAATTTGTATTGGGTGTTGATGGTATATGAATAACGTCCACCCAATACTTGTAACAGGACCACAAAGAAGCGGAACAACAATTACTGCAAGAATTCTAGCCGATAAATTTAACAGAACTTATGTAGATGAGATTGACTATCATCCAGACAACTTTAAAACTGACTCAATTATTCAAGCTCCTTTTGCTTTTAAATACATAACAGAATTATCATACGCAAACCCTGAATTATTCTTTGTCATTGTAGTCAGGGATAAAGAAGATATAGTCAAAAGCATGGAACGTATTGAATGGTACAAAGACATTATAAATAGTCCTGGATTCTATTCGTCATACGTAGACAGCGCTTACTCAACTATAGAAGCTCAACTACAACATCTATCAACAGATAGATATCTAAAGCTTAGTTACAACTCCCTAAAAGGACATACCTTATTTGTTGATGACAGAAAAGATTTTACCTCTAAACAGTGGCAAAAAAATAAAGCAGAAGGACCAAAAAAATGGAGAAATGACGAGCACCTTAGATTTAATGCTCTTGGACTTCAGGATTTTTCTCCAAGCACTATGGCAGCAGCTTGAATTACCTACGCCTACACGCGCACAATACGCCATTGCAGACTATCTACAACACGGTCCTAAACGTCTACAGATTCAAGCCTTCCGAGGAATCGGTAAATCTTGGATTACAGGTGCTTTCGTGTTGTGGACACTCTTTAAAGATCCAGAAAAGAAGATCATGATTATCTCAGCGTCTAAAGAACGTGCAGATAATATGTCCATCTTCCTACAAAAACTAATCATTGAGACGCCTTGGCTATCTCACTTACAACCTAAATCAGATGACTCTCGCTGGTCTCGTATTAGCTTTGATGTTAATTGTAGTCCTCACCAGGCCCCCTCAGTCAAATCAGTAGGAATCACAGGCCAATTGACGGGATCTCGTGCAGATTTAATGATTCTGGACGACATCGAAGTACCTGGCAACTCAATGACAGAAATGATGCGCGAGAAACTTCTACAACTTTGTACTGAAGCTGAATCCATCCTTACTCCTAAAGATGACAGTCGCATCATGTACTTGGGTACTCCTCAAACTGTCTTTACTGTCTACAGAAAACTCGCAGAACGTAACTATAGACCTTTTATTTGGCCAGCTCGCTTCCCACGTAATTTATCTAATTACGAAGGTCTAATTGCACCTCAATTACAAGAAGATATTGATCAAGGTGCAGAAAAATGGCAAGTAACTGACCCAGATAGATTTAATGAAGATGACCTTATTGAACGTGAAGCAGCAATGGGCAGAAGCAACTTCATGCTTCAGTTCATGCTCGATACCTCGCTTAGTGACGCTGAAAAGTTTCCACTCAAAATGGCTGATCTCATTGTTACTAGCGTCAATCCAACTACTGCGCCCGATTCAATCGTATGGTGCTCCGATCCAAGGAACGTCATCCGTGACGCTCCCACTGTCGGCTTACCTGGAGATTATTTCTACAGTCCAATGCAGCTCCAAGGAGAATGGGATTCCTACCAAGAAACAATCTGCTCAGTTGATCCGTCGGGTCGTGGCTCAGATGAAACAGCAGCAGCTTATATCTCGCAGCGTAATGGTTTCCTGTACTTGCACGAAATGCGAGCTTACAGAGATGGGTACTCTGATTCAACGCTACTCGATATCCTCAAGGGGTGTAGCAAGTTTGGTGTCACCAAATTAGTTATCGAAACAAACTTCGGTGATGGTATCGTCGCTGAACTATTTAAAAAACACTTAGTAAATACTAAACAAGGTATAGATGTCGAAGAAGTTAGAGCAACTGTACGCAAAGAAGCACGTATTATCGACTCTCTGGAACCCGTTCTCAACCAGCATCGTCTTGTTGTGGATCGCTCTGTTATTGATTGGGACTACAACTCCAACAAAGACGCTCCCCCTGAAGAACGACTCCTCTACATGCTCTTCTATCAGATGAGCCGCATGTGCCAAGAAAAAGGCGCAGTTAAACACGATGACAGAATTGACTGCCTAGCTCAAGGTGTTAAATACTTCACTGAAGCTATGTCCATCTCTGCTCAAGATCAAATAAATCACCGTAAATATGAAGAGTGGATTGACCTTCTTCATGCCTCAATAGATGACCCTCAACAGTCAGCTAATCACCTCGTCCTAGGTCTGACAAAAGAACAAAGACAACAAGCTAGAGGTACTTCTAAAAACCCTGTCCCTAACTGGGTTTAAGAGCGGTCCCACCCTTATACAGGGAGGAGAGAGGGTGGACTCGAATTCCTGGACTGGGGAAGAGCCTGAATCTTCCCCTTTAATAATATCCCCGGTAATGGATATTCCGTAAACACCGCCAGACACAATAAACCCAACTGACACAAACTTGATATATCTACTTATTGATCTTGTTGATATATATGAATTATATCATATATCAATTCCGTGATTACATCCACTATACATACACATATACATGAAAAGAATACCTTTCCCCCACAATGATAAAGACTTCATTGTTGAGTATCACAAAACAAGAGAAGGT